AAACCAAATAATGTGCTGCTTTTAACACATCTTTTCTGTTATAGCCTTCTTTCTTGCCTAGTCTCATAAGATATTTTATTGCAGTGTCTCTACAAGTAGTTTCTGCTGAGCCTAAAGTGTCCCAAACATCTACTGTCTGTATCTCACCTTTACCAACATAATGACCCTGATATGTGCTCAATACATAATCAGATATCTCTTTAAGAATAGTCTCTTCGTTGTACTTACACTCTACCGACATTTAAAGACCTCTCCAATAGGTTGTCAATATATTTTGCATTTCTCATTGCTACACCAAGCTCTTCAATTGTAGCGTCTTCATATGCAAAGTCAACTTCCAATTCAAACTTACCGTTAATCAATCCGGTTGGTGAAGAGTCGAACTCAATACCATGAATACCAGCCCATACAGCTGCTGATGAGTCCCATGTATCAAAATAATGTAAGTAATCTTTTAATAACCAAATCTCATTAGGACCATCTAACATACCAAGTATATGAAGTTTTTTACTATTCACTTGTGCTCTGGTAAAGAAACCTCTAGCTTTAAGTAGTTCACAAAAACGCCAACGAGACAAGAAGCGCTGCAGCTTATTGTCTTTTTCTACACCATAAGCATTTGGAATATTGAGAATAGAAAAACCAATATAGTTAATATCAGGATTTTCTACAGCCCACATATATGATTCTACAAGCTCATCTAAATTACCAATCATTGACTGAGGACAAAAGAACCTACCTCTCTTTGCTACACGCAAGTAGCTTTGCATGTCGTTTGCTTTTTCTTCAGTTTTCTTGGCTGGCTCTCCTGGGTAGTCAGTCATTACAACATAGTCTGCATCAACCCTTGCAGCCATCTCAACTAACTTATCAGAATCATACATTGGCAAACCACGCTTGTACATTTCAAAAGCAGAATTGTCAAGTATGATTGTGCAACCAGTTCGCTTTTTTTCATTTCGATACCAATCACGGTAATGTGCATCTTCCTCAACCAGGTGTGCAAGGACTAGATGAGCCTTACGACCAGTTGCAAAAATATCAAGATACTTACTTGGAACAATATGACAAAAGTTCATTAATCTACTCCTAAAAATTCAACAATACCATCAGACTCACCATCCTCAGAAACTACAATCTCATAATATCGGTCTGACCCATACTTTGGAATCAAATGTTTCTCTAAGATGTCTGTAGCAATCATCTCACAACTCTTATGGTTCATTTGATTTTCAACCAAGAAGTCTTGGAGTGCCCATTTAACTAAAAAGAATTCTAGTTCTCTATCAAGATGGGTGACAGATATCTTTACCTCTACTTTAAAGATATGTCTATGTTCATTCTCCAAGAACTTAATTCTTTTATCAATGCTTCCCGCGTTTGGATAGTAATGAAACCCTTCATACTCAGTTCTTACTTTAATGTATGTCTTGGCCATCGTTTTTATGAAACACCTTCCAAATGTTAGTTTTAACTTTACCAAACTTCTCTATTAAGTCATCCTCATCTTCATATAAAAACATTTCAGTAATGCCAGACAGGCCATCAAAAGTATTATCTTCCATTACAAAATGTTCTTCAAGCCTAAAGTTTTTAGGAAAGATTCCTTTTAGGGTCTCTTCAATTAACTTAGCATACGTTCTAGCAATTCTAGGATCTCTGTCTTGAACTATAATGTTATTAACAATCTCTACATTGTCAAAGATATTATACTGTTCATCATCAAATCTTTTAATAGCGTTAGGCCACTTGGTATGGCCTATCTTGTATGCTACTTTCCCGTTTAAGTAAAACTTAGCAAGGTAGACATTCATTAACATCTACTCATTTGCATTTTAACATGATTGTAGAACTCAGCCTTAACTGAATCATTATGAAAGAGGCCATGAACAACAGCAGTCTGAGTCATGCTTGAATGAGCCATTACACCTCTATTCTCCATACAGCCATGGGTCGCTTCAATATAGACAGCTACATTCTCGGTGTCGGTTGCCTTCATAATTTCTTTAGCAATCTGATTAACAAGATCTTCTTGCAGTGTACCACGTCTCGCACACCACTGAGCAATCCTAGCATACTTCGATAGACCAATTACATTGCCAGTAGGAATCAATCCAATAATTGCTATACCTTTTACTGGCTGATGGTGATGTGAGCACATTGATACAATCTCTGCTCTGATCACAAGCATACCCTCGAAGCGATCGTGTCCTTCATTAGGAAAGCTAGTGACATCTGGCATTGGTTCATAGCGACCAGACATTAGCTCATAAACATACATCTTAGCCAAACGCTTGGCTGTATCTTTACTATTGGGATCGTTCTTTGTATCGATAATCAAAGAATCCAATACAGCTTGAAACTTGGTTTGTAGTTCGTTTACAAGCTGAGGTAGTTCTTCTTCTTCAATGCAATCTGAGATGTTATCGCCAGCCCAAAACCTCTTGCCTTTATTGATAAGTCGTTCACGAATTACTTCTGATAAATGTTTTTCTGTCATAAATTGTTTTCCATATCCAAATTGGTATCTCTAGGTTCCCCAAGCATTCTTAAATAATGGTATTTGCAACCTGTCACTATACCTCCAGCCTTTTTCTAAGGCAAGGTTTGCAACCTGTGTCTTGTTCATGTTATACATACTCTCTTCACCACCACAAGGCATAATATAAACAGGACCACCAAATCCAGCAGCTCGATACTGATCTACTGCTCTTTCTGCTTCAGCCACATCATCCTTTGTAGCTACAACAAACTTTAGGTATGTGTACCCAATCGTTTGATATTGTCTTACCACTTCTGGACAGATTGCATCTTCCCATTTTTCACCAGACACCGATAGCTTTGGTGATACGGAGAATGTTAGTTTATCGTAATCCCTACCAAGCCTCGTAAACTCTTCAAACAAATAAGTTTCAAACTCTTGTGTTAAAGGTTGTGTGCCATTGGTTTCGAAAGTAATCTCAGTTAGTTTGTGCTTAGTTCTTTCGTCTTCTAAAAGATCTGGATATGATCTCTGCCATCCAAGCAAGGGCTCTCCCCCTGTAATAACCAAATGTACATCGCCCCATTCGTTATTGGGTAACAACTGCATAATACGGTCTATAATTGCTTCTGTGGTTAGTAGTGGAGAGAGATGTTTAAATCTTGGATCCCAGCTTGCATATGAATCACAACCAGTAGAAACCAATGGCAGTTCTTTGTAGTCTTTATAAAGTTCAATACTCTTTGCAATCTCATCACGCTCAGTGCTTGGTTGGCCCTTAGGCATACCAAAACCAGAACAAGTAAAATTGCAGCCAAAGGTTCGAAGGAATATGCTTGGTACACCCATAAACCTACCTTCACCCTGTATGCTGTAGAAGATCTCAGCTACTTTTAATTTACTCATTATTTAACTTCCCTACGTTCGGGCTCAATAGTATCCATTTGTTTTTGCATTAAGTCAATAATTCTATTTACGTACTCTTCGTTACCATCTGAGTGAAGTAACAGTTGATCTAGATCAACGTTTTCTAACATTTTGTATTTGGTGGCTTGTTGTTTCTTTTCTTTTTGTATTCTTCTCACAAAAGCAAAATATATAATTTGTGTGTAGTAGGCAAATGGGTTGGATGATTTATCTGGATCAAACTTATCAGCAGCTACTAGGCAGTTTTCAATACCATCGGAAATCATATCGTCTCTGTAACTGTATCCAACAAAGTTACCTTTGTAGGATAGGTGTGTGGCAATCTTTAAAAAGCATTCACCAAGATAGTTGGATACTTGTGGTTTATCTAATCCAAGCTCTTTGGCTTTTTTAATATTGTCTTTATGTTCAACTAATGCTGCCAAAAACTGTTCATTGTTTACGTAATGAGCAGATTTAGTTTTATCAGTGGAATGTTGGTCCTTGTTCTCCGTCTCCATCTGTAGTTAGATCGCCTTCCAATTGTTCAAGCATTTCATTAATTGCTACTTGTCTATCTTGGGTGGGAGCTTTTTTTAGAAACTCCTCATAAACAAACTTAGCATACTGTTTAATTACATCATCCTCTACATCTACTGCCACTACAATACTGTCAGTAGGTATTTGAATTATATCGTCTTTTGCCAGTCTAATCCACGGCTGCATGACATGAGTTTCCACAACCATTGGGCCTCTCGCCATACTAATAGCTTTTATTTCTACAGGGTCAATAACATGAAGATATTTTTCATTCTTAAAATCACTGCAGTCATTATCTGTTGTTACAATTATTTCTTCACCATTAGATAGTTTTAAAAATTTACAGAACCCATTAAGCACTGATTGGTACCCTTATAAAGGAGTAGTCAAACTCTTCGTCAGCGTATATCTTAATTCTTTCCATCATGTGGTAAAGAGTATAGTTTTTTCTTGTCTTCCAAGTTAAGTCATCCCCAATATCATATAGTTTACATTGCTGCTTATTTTCTCCAATCCTTAGACCTCTACCAATTGATTGAAGGTTTCTAATTCTAGACTTTGAGGGAGAAGCAAATATAATGTTATGAAGGTTTCTAATATTTATTCCGGTGCTCATACAACCATAAGAGCCAACAATTATGGCATTCTCCTCGCTTTCTATTATTCTCCTGATCTCTTCTCTTTGTTGGGTGTCAGTGCCACCATATACAAAGAATATTTTTCTATCACCACACTTTGCCCATATCATATCATAGAGGATTTTGCCTTGCTTCTCTACGAGCTGGAAAAGGACGAGTGTGTTACCTTTTTGATCTAAAGCTAAGTTTCTAATAAACTTATTTCTCTCATTCATTTGTACAAGAAAGTCTAGTTCATCTCTATACTTTAGATCTTTACAGTTTTTCTTTACTTGGTCTGAATACTGCAACACAATTGCAAATATTTTTAAGTCAGCCAGACGATTTGAATCTATCAGTTCTTTGGTAGTTGTAGTACGATACACTGGACCAAACAAACCTTCTAACACAAGTTTGTTTACTTTAGAGCCATCCAATGTACCGGTTGTTCCAATTCTAAATGGACTGTTGACGCATTTGTTCATAATGCCAGTTAAGGACTTGGCTTGGAACAAATGGCACTCGTCTCCGTATATTACATCAAAGTTTTGAAAATAGAATTTAGGAAGTTTATACAAAGACTGCCAGGTAGATATTACAATTGGCATGTCACTGTTTTTATCTACTGTACCGTAAATACGATAGCAATTATAAGAAGCCTTCCAACCATTGTTCTGAGAATAAGATTGAAAGTCTGAATACATCTGTTCGACCAACGATGTGGTAGGGACAATAATCAACTGCCTTCTTTTGTTTAGTAAGTGCCATCTAATTAAACAATAAATGATTAACGACTTACCAGAACCGGTAGGTGATAAAAATAGCTTTCTTGCCTCTGTAATCGCTTTGTAAACCGCTTCTTCTTGATAGTCACGTATTGCATCGTTATTGGGAAGAGACAGGTCTAGCGCCTTAATAAACCGGGTGCAATCCTCTAATTTTAGGGTATCTCTCACCTGTGTAGAGTTATCCTCTACTGTGTACTCGTTTACTTCAGCAAAATGTTTTACGTAGTCTTTAAGACCAACGTAAATGGTTTGAGAAAGTAGGTGATAGAGTCTAATTTTACCATCCCAGACTTTTGCCCTGTACTTGGGATGAAATTTAGCACCTGGTGCCTCGAAACTAAAATGAGCATTTAGCTCATGTGCAATAGAT